TGTTGGTGGAGGACAACCCCATCCAATCAAAGAATGGGATCTCACCCCTTCCGTTTTTATATTCTAGGTCGCCCCCTAGTCCTGAGTGACAAATTCAGATTTTTCTCTCACGAGTCTTGAGAAAACTCGCAAACATATGTTATCACGACTTAACGATCCTAACATATCCATACAAGCAAGTAGTATCACGACTTAACGATCCTACTACTTCCATAAAATCACACTACCATTGGTGTGTCAGCCAATGGATTACCCTGGAAGGGGCTGCGGCGTGTAAATTCCGCACACAGTGTGGGTTCTGCTACTTGGTCCATTATCACCTGAACCTTGAGCACCCAACTTGACTCGCACACCACGTGCCGGAGCCAAGCAATGGAAACGAAAATCGTCTCCAGCAGCCCAATAAACATGGACTTTCGTTCCCGTAGGAACTCGAATCAGCAAATGTCCATTAGCCGATCCTGAAGGAAATTGATTCACATGATCGGACGCTCTTTCCCAATCACGTGAAGTAGGAAGCATGTTACGCTGAGTGTAAAAAGGTACACTCACGTCAATAAAACTCATACCTCCTATGGGATACATGACTTCTCTAGCCAGATACGGAGGATACTCCGGTGCTTCGCACCAAGTATTAGAGTCCGCTTCTGTATGTGGAGCCATCGCGTACGCTTTCTGTCCTGTCATGATAATGCTCCAATCACTTTCAGACCGAGTCGGCATGTAAGTGACAGTGCAATAACTGTTGGACTCTGCATAAATTCTATACTTCATGGTCCCAGACCATGCAGCAAAGATTTGCGACAACTCACAATACGGAGTCACTGCAATCGAAACCACATCATACGCTGAAGTATGAGTTCTGTCAGTCCAGACGGACTTACGGTTCAAATCAGCATATGGAGTGAAATTATAACGACGTAGCACCTCATGCAAATCTTTCACGTTATACTCGAACTTCTCACCAAGTTCAACTCTACAACTAGGATTTGGAACAGGTGGTGCAGTGGCAGTGACAATCATTCTGTTTTCAGCAACATTTGGATCTTCAGGCTCTTCACCCTCAGCTGCAAACATCCTGATCCGAGACATGTCTCCTCCTAAAGTCATGGCAGAGTATCCAGTTGGAACAGCAACGCGAACGTTGCGAAATCCTACTTCTACAATCACCGTGACATTGTCAGCAACAACTTCATTGGCAGCGCGAAGTTCATTCAGTACAGAAACAAAGACAGAAGCAAATCTGGAAGAACCGTCTTGTCCTCTCTTGTTGTCAAAAGCACAAATGTACTCTTGGGTGTTGTTGTACGGAATAACAATTTCTGCTACACTACTGTCCCCATTGAAATCCATGATCTGGTTGTACAAAGCTTGTTTCAATGAAGGAGGGGAATCAGTACTTCCATAACCAACAGAAGCCATCAAACGTCCAGAGTGAAACTTGGTTCGAACGGCTTGAAACCGATAAACCACATCACAATGAATGAACTTAAATAAGTTCAAGATAGCTACATTGAGAGGAAGCTGAGTCGTTGTAAACCAATTCAGACGATGAGCATCGTCCAAAAACAGTGAACACACGTCAAGAGTCAAAAGATCAGTTCCATCAGCTTGAGTTATACTCCAAGTAAACGAAGTAATCCTTCCGAAGCGCTCGCAGAGTCCTTCAATTGTCGATTCACTAGGATCTCGAAAACTCAAGGGCTGTCGATGCATTTCTTCAGGATGCAACCCAAGGCCAATAGTCACTTCAGGACCATTTGCTTTGCTCATGGAACAGAACTGATTCATGGTAGGAATACAACCTCCAACAAAAGGCGGATTGTCCAATGGCAGTGTCTTGGCATCTACTTTATTCGACGCAGACTGCTTGGATCCTCCAACCTTGACTGGCGCCTGCACTGGCATAGAGCCAGCCACAGAACCAACAGTATATTGGTTGGAAACATTTGTTGTGGAGATATTTGGGCCTTCAGCTAAGAATCTGATGTCGCTCGAAAGCATACGTCCATTCAAAGCTCCAGTTCCCATTGTGAATCCATAAACCGGTCGCGCTCCAGTTGTGCTCAATGGCATTGTGCGAGGAATACGACTAGATGTGGTCACCTTAGAGTATACCGTAACTCCACAGTCAGACGGAAGACTCTTAGTATTCACATTCGCATAAACTCCAATATGCAAGTAACCAGTGATCACTTCGTTGTCATGAGCCCATTGATTATCCAACATGGTTTGCCAATACTGAAAAGGCAGTCTCAACGTACCAGTAGGATTATCCGCAGGACTCAATTTAACATGAGGCATCATGACCCAATTTGACATTTCAGGAATGATTGGTGACAAAGGAACAAAGAAAGCAATGAGACATCCAGCTTGAGTTGGAGCTCCATTCAGTTGTACCATAATCTCAACATCTGGTCGAGACAGAAGAAAATTCTGAAACGGCATGTTCTGAAGATTATTTTGATCTCCTAATCCCAATAGACCATAAGGTAGCGCGGTAGTACTAAGAATAGAACCTTCCGATGAACCATTGGCCCACTGTATTTGAAATCGTTTCACGAAACTTGAGGGACCCATTTCTAGGTCAGCACTCACTTCAGAAACGGCTCGAATAACAGGAGCGTCACCAGCTTCATGATCATCAATAGACTCAACAGCAGTTCCAGCAACAACAGTAGTAAGACCAGGAGATTGTTCAACAGCAGTATCTTCAGCTTCTCCCCGGAATCTATAAGATTCTCCAGAGTCAGCAGTCCGATTAGCAACTGTAACGCGCAAGCTCTCCCATGGAGGGAGACCAAGCTCATCCAATCCAACTGAACTCAATGCCTTATTCACAGAACTCAAGAAAAACTCAAAGTAATCTTTGTCCCATTGAGAGGCATATTCAACCATCTGCTGACATTCGTCGCGAATGGTCAAATTTGAATTTCTGGTCCACAACAACGAACCCTCTAAAGTTTCCTTTCTGAGGGCTCCGCTGTACTCGCCATTAACAAGAACTGGATGGTGACCCAAGAACAAGATCTCATCAAAAGAATGATAGTTCTCGTCCAGCTCACGATCCTTAACAGAGCTAGTATAGCCCTGTCCAACTTGCTTCATGTCTTCACGGATCATAAGAGGATTCCATTCAATTTGTCTGTGTACCGAAACGACATTGTCGTCTCCAAGAATCACAAGTCGAATGAAATCATCAAAAACTTTTCCAGGATAGCGTCCCTTAAAAGTGTTTCTGAAATATTGCTCACATGTCAAACAATTCAATATAGTAGTCCAAAAACCACCACTAGGATTGTTACAAATAGTCTCAATTTTCCAGTCACCCATCAATAAAGGAACACAAGTTTCATGCTCACGAACGTGATCAAAAATGATTCCACTAGGATCCAAAGCACGTCCGAGTTCTTTCAAGATGAAAAAGCTCTCGTCCATTATTTGCCTCTGGTGTCTTATGTCAAACTCCGGAAAGTCGCCATCAATCAACCGATCATCAAAGAAACGGACACGCTGTAGAATCTTCATAAAATCATAGGAACCAGGATTGATTCCAATCGCGTAAGCATGTTTTGGGAACGAGGTGTTGAAAGCAACAACCATAGAACCAAAGAGCATTCGACAAACAACATTATAAGTAACGTCATCTGCAAAAGTGATTCGAGTGTTGACATCTTTAATCTTGGATTCACTCCGGACTTCATCCTTCATGTAACCAATAAAAACTTTATCAAAACTCTCACCACGCTTAACTCTGTGGTACATAGCCATTACATGATCCTTAAACAAAGGATTGTACTTACCTTCACTTTCCACATGCCACACCAACTCTCTTTTGCCTCGTTTCCGAACAAAATAACAGTAGGGTGACCCAGCTGAAGTGCTAGTCACAACAGGAGACAAAGCTCCCGGAATGCCAAACAGCGCTTCCTCAAAGGAAAGTTCCCGAATTCCACCAGTCTTAGAATAATCCAACTGTTTCTTCAAGTTAGCAATCATTTCAAGTGAACATTCGCGCAAACGAACAGAGTCCAACTTTACTTTGGGAGCTTTAGCTATTCGAACAATTGATTCCTCAACTGGATCTTTTCCACCAGCACGTGGATCAAAGCGAGACATGACCGAAGGTTGTTTCTTGCTCTTCCATGGAAGGAACGGCGCAATAACACTAGGTTTCAATTTAGTTTTGTCACACATATGAATCCTTTCAGCGAACGTAGTCTTCTGAATAGATTTCAAATTTGTGCAATTTTCAACTGCTAGACGGTCAATAAAAGGAGCTTCTGCAACAAAAGCACCAGTTTCCAACTCATCACCAATTGCTTCTAGGATCATCTCTTTGGAAACACGAACCGCTAAACCAACAGGTTCAGTTTTATCTAATGTTCCAGCAACATGAATCCCAGCACACATACCGATGTTTGGTCCAGAACTTAACATAATGGGACTTCCACAATCTCCGACAGTTGTCAGAGTTCGGTAGCGGAAACCATCGTTGAGAGTCAACATATGTCCCCCATAAGAATAGGGTTGTACGTCTCGTCTAGCCGATGACCAACGCAAACCATCTTTAGTCCGCATCATCATGTCAAATCCTTGTTCAGGGAATTGTTCATCAGACAAAAATCTGCTCACAATACTCTTGAACTGTGGACACTTTGGATTTCCAACCTTGATAAACAGTAAATCATGTATGATCTCACCAGTAGTGGGATCCTTACAACAACTCACTTCATCAGGATTGTAATTCCATTCGTATTCATGATCACGATAATTCAGGGAAATTGAAGAATTTGGAAACAACATCTTCCCACCAGCAAAGAGGCAATGGGCAAAAGTCATCAACCATCGTCCCGCAATTGGAATAACTTGGACTCGAATAGAGTCTAGTGTTAACCAACACGTTTCAATACTTGATGGACCTTCACCATGCATCATGGCTCCTCTCGTCCAACGAGATTTACCACCTTTGCTCCGATGAGAGACTTTGCTCCGAGGTTCAGATTCAGCTCCAAAACTAATCGCTTTGTCTGACTCATCGCCGCGCAACCATCGAGATATTCCATACATTGCTCCAACCAACAATCCTACAAGTAAGATTGTAATGGTACGAGAACGCATAGAACACGTTTTCTCAATGAAAGCTCGACTAGGAGCCATATCAAAATCCCATGCAGCATCTCGATCAGAATAAACTCGCATTGTCGAAGCGTCAATCCAGGGTTCCAATTCACTGTAACATGAACTTTCGCTCTGGGTGTCATCTTCTTCAGTTTTGACGAGATCTTCCCAACTACCAGGAGGAACAGTAGCTCCTTCCTGTTGAGTTGACTCAGATCCATCATCGCTTAATAGATCAGGTAAGCTTTCTGGAACAGCATTTCTGCTGTTACAATTGCTACAAACCGATCCTTCGAATTCAATCTTTCCACAATCACCACACTTTTTCTTCTTGCGTCGACCTTCAGCCACAAATTCTTCTTCCTTCGTAATGAACAAAGAAGTCATAGCATCCAGAACTCCAACAGGTTTCGAAGGCAAAACACAGGTCTTGCGAATCTCAGCATTAATCAATTCTTCAGGAGGTGTATCATCCTGATAAAGATCAGTGCTTTCAGAACACAAAACTTCTGATATTTCACATTTCTTAGCATGTGCAGAATTAAGAGCCTTGCAAAGGACCTCAAAGTGACACCAAGGCGTCGCTTTGCTTTCCCAATCTGGAGTGAACAACGGATTGATCATTCTAAATTGCAAGTGTTCTTTCGATCTAAGCAAATCAGCTGGCACTTTCTTCATGTTGAGGACCTTGCGCCCCTGGCCATCGAGTTCACAGAACTTTCGACAGCTGGGAGCAACTCGACATTCCACAACGGCATCACGACGTCTTTGAAGAGCAGTATCATCATAACCAGAGACCCTAGGATACGGAGAGTTGTTGAGTGTAACAATTGCTTTGCAATTAAAACACTGACCTTTCACTCCAACAATTGGATCATCCATAGATGGTTGATTAACCCTCCAAGGAGCTGAACTAGCGGCAGTCAAAAACATCGACGCTGTCTTCTGTTGGGTCTCCGGTGGACCTACCAAAAATTCATCCAAAAGGAGAACTTCCTGATCCAGGTAACCCGAAAAGAAATCATCGTCAATAGTCTTTTCATACCAAGTATCATAGCCTAGTCGCTTAATGATCGTTTCAGCCAGCAATGTCTTTCCAACTCCAGGTGTTCCAAACATGTGCATCACAAAAGGTTCGGCGCGTTTCACTCCTTCAGTGCGATACTGATTGAGTCGCATTCGAATCTTTTGCAATCTCATGTAAACACTCAAAGCTACAGATCTCAACGCTGCATATTTCGGGCCAATCGTCTCATCCAAAATTTCCGATCCCTGTTTGAGACTTTCCTGAATTTGCTGCGCAAAATAAGGAGAAGCCACTACTCGAGGCACCGTTGAAAATTGTAATAAAGCATTGGCTGAACTACGCCAGTTGTTGACCTGATACTTGAGTCGATACTCATTTGACCCAAACTTCCAAGCCAAAGAATCCTGAATCACTGAAGGCAATAAGCTAAAAGCGCAAGCACCAAGATTCGCCAAAACCGTGCCACCAGCCATTAGTGTAACCAAATAGCGGGCACGTTTAGCAACCTTATCTTCTTGACCCTTTGTCAACCCAAAAACTCCAGCAGCCAATGTGACCACCAAAGCAGCAGGACTGATATCAGCCTCACCAACAAAAACAGAATTGCTTCTTTTTGCAAAGTAAGAAATAAGTGAGTAAGACAGAACATTCGCTCCGATGAAAAACAAAATCACATAAAGGATTGTGGTCTTCAAAACAGCAGTGTTGAATATCTCAGTCGACCCTTGTTTGATCGCTTCTACATCAAATAATTTCAATATAGCAGTAACTAAATAGGATCGAACTTTTTCCAAGAATGAATGGTATGAATCTGTAAGGAAACCGATAATGCCTATTACAGCATCCCAGACCTTCTTCAAGCCCATCGATACTACTTCAACAACCTTACAATTCTTAATCCCTTCGAGGGTAGAATTCATCATTGCTGAAATATTTAGGGAGCTGCCTGAGGAACCTTCCCCAACAAACCCATTCAAGCGTTCCTTGTAACCATAATCTCCATTGAGACCCACACGCAGTCGTACTAAATACAACCATGCAAAATACTGCTCATTTCCTTCAAAAGGAAATTGTTCAGAATCTGCCATTGTAGTAGCATAAATCACGTATGGGTTCCATGAAACATCACGGAACACCGCCTTCTTCGCAGTCTTTGTCAAAATAACTTCTGGCATGCTCTGTTGCAAATTCAAAGCAACAACAGCCGACTCAATGACTTTCTTGATGTTAATCGCGAAATTTAGAGAAAATCGGCCATTCTTGTTAGAAAACTTCCAATCTGGCAAATCAAAAGCAGGACTCGGATCACATATGTTTGGTGGTGGACAAGGATGAGCCTTGAACCAGTCACGATCTCGGAGAGGCACGTCATCTTCAATCGACTCAACATGGTCGATTAGTTCAAGCGATGCTTGTAGGACTTCTCCGCGACGTGTACGCGTCACGAATCGGTCAAAGATAGAACGTGCAATCACGACGTCATCTGACTTTTCTTCGTTTTCGACTTCCACAAAAGAATTTGCTTCCCCCACAAAGCGTGGTTTTTCACACTTAATAAAACTCGTGTGAACGCTTCGGATAGGAAACTCCTTGAGGACCTCGACTATTTCATCGAGCTCGGACTCAAGAAGTGTCGTGCGCTGATTTCTCATGCACGCAACAAATCTCGGAGGAGAATCGTCATAAAATGTATAGTACTCCCATTGGGAGCGGTCGGCTACATATTCACCAACTCTTTGTCCACTGGATAGTCTCGGCTCGGCCGTAGCTTGCTCTGACTCGGTCTCCGTGGCGAGAACCGCGTAATAATTCGTATATCGGTGGAGAGATAGCTGCACCATCG